AAGAGTTTTGTGCGTGTCATTCAGTCAATCGGTCGTGGCATACGCAAAGCAGAAGACAAAGACCATGTTCAAATCTGGGACATAACTAGTACCTGCAAGTTTGCCAAGCGTCATTTGACCAAGCGCAAACAGTTCTACCGAGAAGCCAACTATCCTTTTACACAAGAAAAGCTGGAATGGAAATGAATAGTTTTTTATCTAAAATTTTTAGTGCGTGGTATACAGAAGATCCAACAGTATGGACTAGTCCTGCCCACTATTTTGATCGCCCTGATAAATTATTGGCATTATTTAAAAAATGGAATATTACCAGTGTGTTTGATGCCGGATGCAGCCATAGACACTGGATACAAGACAATCGATTTGCAGAAAATGGCATTACGTATTCAGGTGGGGATGTGTCAACCCCTGCAGTATTATATTGCAATCAAGTATGGCCAGAATTATCGATTACCCACCATGATCTAACTAGTGATCCGTTTCCGGATGTAGATTTAGTTTTTTCCAATGATGTATTAATACATCTTAACAATCAAGATAAACTTAATTTCTTTAGAAATTTTTTAAACAGTAACGTTAAATACCTTATGATATCACATAGTGGAAACTATCCACATGTTATATCAAACACAGATGTTAGTTATGATTATGAAATTGCATTTCCGTGGGCACCAGTTGACTGGCACGTAGACCCTTGGAATTTTCCAGAAGAGCTTGATTTTATTGTTGATGCTGGCCAAGAAATAATGTGGAAACCAAGAAGATTGTGTTTATGGGCGCATTCTCAAATACAATTGGCTGTGGATCAAATTGATAAAAATATCAAATAACCGGTTGCATTTGCAACAAAATATGTTATAATAAATTCATGCGAATACTAACCCTTGACAACCAACCATTTGACCTTGATCATTTGCCCGAAGAAGTAGATGACATGCGCTTTGCTATATTTGACAACAGTGACCCCAAAGACCCAGATTATTTTTATATCCCACTGATTTTTTTAGAAAGTTTTAGTGCTCCAGCCTTGGTACTACGCATCGGAGAGCACAGAATACGAATGCCGGTGGACTGGCAAATATTAATTGGAGAACCAGATCTAGGTGACCTAGAAGTGTTGCCATTGACATCCATAAATGATCGTGGATTCAAAGTGTTTCAATTCAACCCGCTGTCCAGCTTCCGTCCCAGTTTTTTGGACATTGAAATTGTTGACGTATATCAAGAAGTCACTTGGTATGCACCCAAATTAAAAAATGGACAAATGTTATGTGTGCCACTGAATGACGGTGACGAGCCTGAATGTGTGTATTTTGTCAAGGATGTGAGTCGTAATTGTGAAGTAGTAGACTACAACAAGGCCTGGTAATGTTGGGGCCAGAGTACGATCCTATAAATGGTCACAGAATCGACTACGACAAGCGTACCGCTGATGGCCGCCCACTAATTGATCATATTCGAGAAGATAAAATGTGGGGAGATATTCGGCGACTGGCCCGGACCAATCCTGCTTTACAAGATGCAGTAGAACGTGTTATAATGATATACAAACTGATCAAAGTAGACAAGTGAGCGACAAACTAAACATTGCCAATGAGATGCGACAACTGGATCGCAAGAACAGAAACTTTTATCGTGATCTCACAGATGAAGAACGCAAGAAGTTTTCAAACTATCTAATGATACGTTGGGCCAGCTGTGTAGAAGGCTCCAAAGACCTGCAAGAGTTTTATTTGATCTCTACCAATGAACGATTGAACAAACACTTTTTCAACATCGGTCGACACCCCGGACTTCAATGGTTGTGTGCTACCACTGTGAGTCCGGACATGGGCACACCCAGACACAACTGGATTGCACCCAAGAAAAAAGAAGCCGGCGCATCAAGTCTGAAGAAACAACTGGCTGAAATATATCCGCACATGAAGGACGACGAATTGGATGTCATGGCTAAAATTACAACCAAAAAAGAAATAGATGCTTATTTTAAAGCATTGGGAAACGAAAAATGATCACACGATTGGTGGTAAATGGCGACAGCTACATGGAAGTGTACGCACAAGGTGCCGGACATGTTGATCTAGCACAACGTCTAAACATACCCAACTCCGCAAGCCTGGCCATTGGTGGCAGTGCTGACAGTCGAGTGATACGAACAGTGCTCAAAGACAGCTATACCACTGCAGAATCCACCTTGTATGTGGTAGGTGTTGGGTTTCTCAGCCGCTGGGAAGTGCCAGTGTTAAACAACGATCATGATGGTACATTTGAAGGGCGCTGGACCAATCCGCAAAATCAATTTTATATTGACCGCTGGGAACACAATTGGTCGCAGGCTGAAACCAAAAAGTTAATGGATTTGAAATTGATTTCAGATTTTTACAGTGTGCCCGATCGCCTTGAAGATCTCATGTACCGTTTATTGGCCATGGTCGACAGCTTGCACTCAAGAGGTCATCGGGTATTGATATTCCAACAGGCCGATGACATCTATCAACGCTATCTTGACCGATACACTTTTGATTTATTAAAAAATAATCCTGTTTTTGTAGATGGATTAAAATGGAGAGCTGTACCTTGGCAAGTTGAGCAAGGTGTACAGACTGTAAACTATGGATCTAATGCAGCATATCAAGTGCCACCAGAAATTCGACATCCAGAATCGGGACATCATGATTTACTCAACAGCTTCTTGCAAAAATACATCGTTGAGCATAAAATACTACAATGACATACACTTGCCAGTATTGTAAAAAACAATTTGTCAAAGAATCCAGTTTGGCGGTACATAGTTGTGAACCAAGGCGGCGGCGACAAGAAAAAGATGAAGCCGGGGTAAGACTGGGATTCAATGCTTATCTTAAATTTTACGAACTCACACAAGGAAGTGCCAAGCTAAAAACTTACGATGACTTTTGTGAAAGCCCGTATTATCGAGCATTCGTAAAATTTGGTAGATACTGTGTGAGTACCCGGGTTATCAATCCCAGCCAGTTTACTGCGTGGTTGCTGAAGCACAACAAGAAAATTGATAACTGGGGCAGTGACAAAACTTATACTGAGTACTTGTTAGATTATTTGAAAGTTGAAGCAGTGTCAGATGCACTAGCACGAGCAGTGGAGTTTGGTATAGACTGGAGTGAAAAACATTCGGCACCAGCCAATGATTGTTTGCGCTATGGCAGCACTCATGCTATGTGCTATGCTGTGACAACTGGACGTATCAGTCCCTGGGTGATATACAACTCAGAGTCAGGACAAAAGTTCCTGGGCGAACTCACTGCCGACCAAGTGGCTATGATATGGCCTTACATTGATAGTGACGTGTGGCAGAAAAAGTTCTCAGACTATACAGCAGACACTGAGTATGCTAGAGAAATTTTACGACAAGCAGGATGGTAACATGATAGGAAACATTAATCAAATTGGCAAATATATTGCAGTCACCGGCGGTCCTGCTAGTAACTATATCAACAACAGTAATTACATGAGTGTTGGACAATTACAATACAACACCAACAATCAACGATTAGAACTGTATAACGGCACCAGTTGGCAACCACTTAATCTGGGTCAATACTATGTTGGATTGAATCCCGATGCTGAAGATTTACTTGACTGGGTAAAGAAAAAGCGTGACGAAGAAAGAGAAGCCCGACGCCTGGCCGAAGATTATCCTGCTGTGGCCGATGCCTTGGGTGTTGTTCATGAAGCCGAACAACAATTAAAAACCATTGTGGCGCTGTGTAGAACATGAGCGCAGACATTGATATTGACGTTCCAGATCGTGCAAAAATACTGGAACTGATCCGTCACACACCTGCTAGGCAAGTTGTAGATGGCCGGCCACGCCGGCACAACTCAGGCATTTACATCACAGACATTCCGCAAGATCCGGAACACGGTTGTGCAGCCATAGACTATGAGACTGCGGAACAGCGTGGTTATTTCAAAATTGACTTGTTGAACATGAGTGTGTATCAGTTGATTCGTGATCCTGCACACTACGAAGCCATGTTGTCAGCAACACCTCCATGGCAGCGATTGTGGACAGACAGACCCTGGGCCTCTCAGTTGGTTCACGTAGGTAACTATGCGGACTTGATGGCTGCAATGCAACCTGATTCGATACCCAGGATGGCTGCTTTTATATCAATTATTAGACCAGGCAAAGCACATTTACAACGCAAGCCCTGGTCAGAAGTGTTTGCATCAGTGTGGGATGGGGATGAATCGCGTGGATATACTTTTAAAAAGTCACACGCTGTAAGCTATGCAGCCTTGGTAGCCCTGCATATGAACTTACTCAATACGACGAACTAATGTAATTGATTTGCGTTTGCTTTTTTTGCGAGCAATATCGATCAAACTGCACACAGGACCGTGTATGATTTCAAGGTCTTTGCTATTGAGTGTACGCAAATAAGGGCGGAATTCTTCCCATTCGCCTTTGAGAAATATGTTGATGGGTATGCTACGATTGCTTTCCCACCACCATATGTTGGCCAATTCTAAAAAACGTTTTTTAGTTTCAACATCCTGTATACTGCCAAAATCATAGATGGTGGTGATACTGGCATCCTGATTTTGTATGATACCCACATATTCTGTTGCGGCGTACACACACAAGGTAATAAACGGATATTTTTCAGTGAGTTTATCAAAAAAGTCGTTTTGCATGGTCAGATCTATTTACCTATGGGGTTTGGTCACAAAATCTTAACCGGCTAAATACTAGATATGTATTCCACCCAAGTTTATATCTATCAGCAAATAACACGAGTGTTGTTAATAGATACAGGTGCGGGAGAAACTTTCACTTATAGGTATGACCCTGTGTACGCAAAACAACTGACCATAAACAAAGGAGTTGACAACGTGCTCTTGTTTGAGTTTATCAATCAAGAGGAAAAACCTGTCAACATCACCGGCAGCACGTTCCTGTTTCGGGTGATTAACACTGCAAGTGATCAAATTTTGATTGAAAAATCCATGGTCACGCTGAATGCAGCCACTGGCAGAGCCAAAGTAACGCTGACCGGTGCTGAACTGTTGGAAGTGCTGGCACAACCAGCTAGTTATAGTATACAACGCAGTTCAGGCAATTTGACTGAAGCAGTGTTTACCAATGCACAAGCTGGTGCCAGAGCCCCTGTGAACATTGTTGATTCCATACTGCCACAGCATGTGCCCAGCGCACCTCTTACCATACCCACAAATAGACTGTCGGCACAATTCAGTTATGATGGTGCTTCTTGGGGACAATACCCAGCCAATCCTTATTGGGCAGGCAATCCCAATGGTGGCAATTACTGGAACAGTTTTATCAACACAGAGTTTTACAGCAGTTTCATTGAGCCGGTCAACTCGGTTACCACCGTACAAATGACCCTGGTTGGCTATACTGGAACCATCAAAGCTCAGGCCGCAGAGAATTATGAAAGTGTGTTTTACAACGTAACCGAAAGCACCACGTACTACAATGAAACTCGCACCATACACATGAACATTGTGGGTTGGTATCCGCTGTTGAGAATCTGTTTCAATAACAGTATTTTTGCAACACCAGATCAACCAGGCCAACCTGCCTTGGCCTATGCCACAGTAGAAAACGGTCAGGTCACTTCCATTACTGTGACCAATGGTGGCTCAGGATACTTGGCACCTCCCAAGATTGACATTATTGGTGATGGCGCCGGCGCCACTGCTGAAGCCACTGTTTCCCAAGGTGTGGTCACTGGAATCACAGTGACCAACCCAGGATCAGGATACTGGTATCTACCCAATGCAGGATTCAATGCTGGTACTTATCCGGTTAACCCCAACCAAATTGGTGCTGTTGTAGCCATCAGCACTGGCTTTGTGGTTGACATGTTGTATAGATAACTCAAAACTACTTGTGACCTTGTAATAATTCTGTTATACTGTACAGATGCTTGACATCCTTGCTTATCTACCTGCGAAAAAGAAACAGACACCTAGTGGTTGGTTAAGTTTCAATGCAGTATGTTGTCAGCACAATGGCAGCACTAAAGACACTAGAGGACGTGGCGGGCTCAAAGCAACAGAGCAAGGCTGGAGCTATCACTGTTTCAATTGCAGTTACACAGCCAGTTTTATTTTGGGGCGCAGTGTAATGTTCAAAGCACGGCGACTGTTGACTTGGATGGGTGTGCCTGAAGTAGAAATAGAGATGTTGAATCTTGAAAGTCTACGTCATCGAAGTATACACGGTATACTGAGCGAAAGACAGCAGGTTTGGAATGCCATTAGTGATATTCAATTTGGCGAGTTTGATGAGTTACCACCATTTGCAGAATTGGTCACACCTGAACTACAATCTCAATGGGACTACTTGCGTTCAAGACGGGTACCCGAAGACTTTCCTGTACTCACAGCCATACAAAACGACGGAGTCCACTGGACTCGTCCACAGGTCATAATACCGTTTACCTACAACAATGTCATGGTGGGATGGACTGCCAGGATGTTGGATGGAAAACAGCCCAAGTTTATCAGTCACAGTCAACCTGGTTATGTGTTTGGCACAGATTTGCAACATGCGGATTGGCAGCATGTAATTGTCACAGAAGGCATATTTGATGCACTCAGCATTGGTGGACTGGCAGTGATGCACAATACCATAAGTGATCTACAAGCAAGACTGATACGCAGTTTAGGCAAGGAAATAACTGTGGTGCCAGATCAAGATCAAGCAGGTATTGAATTGATTGATCGTGCGCTGGAACTGGGCTGGGCAGTGAGCATACCTGACTGGCCCGAGAGATGCAAAGACGTCAATGATGCTGTGATAAAGCTGGGCCGACTTGGAGCTTTGCTAACTATAATGCAGTCAAGAGAGACCAGTAAGATTAAAATAGAACTAAGGAAGAAAGCACTTGTTAAAAGAATACGGACTTGACGTTCAACGATTATTTTTAGAAATGATGTTGGAAGATGCACAAAGTTATGTGCGTGTTCAGAACATCTACAACCCACAAAACTTTGACAAAAGTTTGCGACCTGCGGCTGAGTTCATTAAAGAACATTCAGACAAGCACAAGACCTTGCCTGAGCGCACACAGATTGCAGCCACCACAGGTATTAAGTTACAGGCTGTGCCAGACTTGAATGAAGGTCACTTTGACTGGTTCATGGGCGAGTTTGAACAGTTTACCAAGCGTCAAGAATTGGAACGTGCTATTTTAAAAGCGGCAGATATGCTGGAAAAAGGCGACTTCGAGCCAGTGGAAAAACTGATCAAAGACGCTGTACAAATATCTTTGACCAAAGACATGGGCACAGACTACTTCAGTGACCCCAAAAGCCGTATTGAAAAGTATTTCAATTCAGGTGGGCAAGTAAGCACAGGTTGGCCACAACTGGACAGATTGCTGTATGGTGGATTCAGTCGTGGTGAACTTAATATCTTTGCAGGTGGATCAGGATCTGGCAAATCTTTGGTCATGATGAACATTGCACTAAACTGGTTGCAACAAGGACTCAGTGGTGTGTACATCACACTAGAACTTTCAGAAGAACTAACGTCATTGCGAACAGATGCCATGCTCACAAACATGAGCACCAAGGATATTCGCAAAGACATTGACACCACAGAACTCAAAGTCAAACTGGTGGCCAAGAAGTCCGGCAACTATCAAGTCAAAGGCTTGCCGGCACAAAGCAACATCAACGACATACGTGCATATCTAAAAGAGTATCAAATACAAACAGGCAAAAAAGTAGACTTTGTGATGATTGACTACTTGGACTTGTTGATGCCTGTTAGCGCCAAAGTTTCACCCAATGACTTGTTTGTCAAAGACAAGTATGTGAGTGAAGAACTGCGCAACTTGGCCAAAGAACTGGGATTCTTAATGGTCACAGCAAGTCAGTTAAATCGTAGTGCTGTGGAAGAAATTGAGTTTGATCACAGTCACATCAGCGGTGGTATTTCAAAGATTAACACAGCAGACAATGTGTTTGGTATCTTTACAAGTCGTGCTATGAAAGAGCGTGGCAAGTATCAGATACAGTGTATGAAGTCTCGAAGCTCGACCGGCGTTGGTCAAAAAATTGATTTGGAGTACAACATTGAAACAATGCGCATTACTGATGAAGGCGGAGAAGATGGAGATGCTTATTCAAAGAAACCATCTGCGTCAATCATGGACTCGATCAAAGCCCGCAGTCAAGTTAGCCAGCCTACTGAAAACACAGAAGCCCCACCATGGGACAACGGCGAACCTGCACCAAAAATCACAGCAGATGTGCAAAGTGCAAAACTAAAACAATTGCTGGGGAAGATTAAAACATCATGAGTAATTTGTATTGTTCAATGATACATAACGGGCTTGAGTTATCTTTTCATAAATCAATACCGACCGCACAGCACTGCTGTCTCAGATCAACTAGATTCCCAATTGACATAACTCAAAATTTTTGGCGCGATAAAAATTTAATTGATCTTAGACAAATCAATCAAAAAAATATCTGGGCACCTGGTTGTGAAAATTGCGAACGATTAGAATCGTCTGGGCTCGAAAGTTTTCGAACTGGAATGAATCAAAATTTTGGAATTGACAAATATCATGTATCGGGACCGTCTAGGATTGATCTTATGTTTGACATCAGTTGCAATCTGGCCTGCAGAAGCTGTGGCCCACGACTCAGTACCACTTGGCAAAAACATCTCAAAGACAATAATTTATGGAACAATACAACATTTTCCCCAAACAACTATCAAGACGTAATCACGGCCCTGCAACAACTAGATTTGTCTAATTTAAAAATGTTGGTATTCTGCGGCGGCGAAACACTGCTGGGGCAAACTTATTGGAAAGTAACCGAGTGGTTGGCAAACAATGTACCCAATGCCAAACAACAGCTCACAGTGTGTTTTCAGACCAATGGCACACAGCCTATTTTGGAAAAAAATTATGATCTAATAGATCGATTTCATTTGGTTAAACTGCATGTGAGTTTAGACGGGGTTGGTGACAGATTCAATTATCTTCGTTGGCCTGCAAGTTGGAGTCAAGTGGTTGACAATATCATGCGCATTCGTGAACTTGCACCTAGCAATACTATGTTTTTGATTGAAGAAACTATTACTATTTTTAATCTGTATTACCGCCACGAATTAGCTACCTGGATAAAAAATAACTTTGTAACCAACAGAGAAGGCGACATAGTTAACCATACACAGCATTTGGCACATGGCTGGTTCAACTTGCGTAATTGCAGTCAACCATATGTAGATTACATACGCACAACTGACAGCAACAACTTGATACCCAAAGATTGGAAAGAAAATTCTTTTGAAATACAAAAAATGTTAGCCCAGATACACAAATTTGATCAGATCAGAGGAGAATCGTTTGCAAAAACTTTTCCTGAGGTTGCTGACTTTTATTGAGCCGCTGAGATTATTAAACAAAATAAAGGTATAATACAGCTAAATAACAAAAAGGTTTGTGTGTAAAATGCAAAAAAAGACTCGCAGTTTGTTAGAAGAGCTGGATGCTATGTACATCGAGCGCGATAATCGACATATCATAGAAAATCGTGCCACTAATGTAATTGCATCTGCTATACGCTTGCTGGAACAGATTGATGCCAGCTACAGCCCTGATGTGGCACAAAATTTACAACGCAAATTGATCAATGCCATCAGTCAACGAGACCCAGGCAAGTTTACACGTACTGTAAGGAAAACTGATGCAAATTCATGAAATAAGCCACCCAGTGCAGATCAAAGAAGGTTTCTTCAGCAACATTGGCAATGCTATCACACAAAACAAACAACAGCAACAAATCACATCATTGACCGACAAAGCATTTGGGGTCTGGGACAAGTATGCTCAAAATCTCAAAGCAAACACACCTGATCCTGCAAGATATGAACAATTGTATCGTCAAGCACTTGAAGCCTTTGTGCAAAAAAATCTCATGAGAGGTGAGCGCATTGAGTATGCAATCAATCAACAGGAAATTGACCAGTTGATCAACAACATAACTGCGGCTCGTGACACCCCTGCTCAAGTCCATCAATTGTTTTCACAAATGGTTCAGCAGGCTGCTCTGAGTCAACAACAGGCCAGCAGTAGATCTAAAGCCACCGCTGGCACCAATAAATCACAAGTCACAGTGATCAACAAAGATCCTGCCTTGGTACAGTTTCAAAATGTAAACTATGTGATCAATGATCAAGGCGAGTGGATTGGCCTAAACAATTCAAGAGTGGTACCACAGAGTTTTCAACAGTTCCTTGACGACGAGTTAAACAAGGCTCTGGGCACACCATGAAAACACTGAAGCAATTGTTAGAAGGCGGCAACGTTTTCAAAGACGGCGACGGCAAACCGCTTACTGGTCGCATAAATCAAAGTGATGTTCCTGAAACTGTGTTGTGGATTGAACAGCTTACCGGTATTGATTTCCCACGTGAACGCTGGTTAGGTAGCACAGGAAAAGCACCTACATCAGGTGACATGGACCTGGCGGTAGACACCAGTGAAATCAGCAAGGAACAACTGGCCGCTAGATTATCACAGTGGGCTATTAGTCACAAACTCAAACCTGAAGAATGGGTGAAAAAAGGTGGCGAAGTTCATTTGCGCACTCCCATTGCGGGCCGACCACAAAACGGCTATGTGCAAACAGACTTCATGTTTTTCCCCAACTTGGATTGGGGTACATTCTTCTACTCGGGTGGAGAAGACTCTGCATATAAAGGCATGAACCGCAATGTGTTGATGTCTAGCATTGCCAAACAACTGGGTCTTAAAGTAGGTGCCAATGGCATGTTCAGCCGCACTACAAATCAACTAGTGGATGGTGGCATGGATCCTGACTATGTAGCCAAAGCATTGTTGGGTCCACGTGCCACTAGAGAAAATTTAAAAAATGTAGAAAGCATTTTTGCTGCACTGGCCAAAGACAAAGACAAAGAAGCCAAGGTCAAAGACTTTAGGGATTACTTGAACCGAGAAGGACTGGCACAACCTGATGCTGTGCAAGAAAACACAGACACTTACTTTCTGGCACGTCTGCGAGATAGAATTGTAAATCAAGGCATGCAGCCCCTGGTAGAGACTCCAAGAAGTTTGTACAAAATCTATGAAGCAGCAGATGGCAATGTAGGCGGCAAGGCCAAGGGCATTGAACACCTGGAAGATCTGGTGTTCCGCAAAGGCACCACTGGTATTAGAGAAGCTTTGGCCATTGTGGCTGCTGTGTCTCAAGACCCCGGCACCACCACAGTCAAGTGGGACGGCAAACCTGCCATTATATTTGGTCGAGATGACAACGGCACATTTATTTTAACTGATGTGGCCGGCTTTGGTGCCAAAGGCTACAACGGCTTGTTTACCAGTCCCACAGCACTGGCCAATCAAATGGCACAACGTGATGCTACGGCACAAGCCAAAGGCAATGCTGCCACTCGTGTGCAAGAGCTGGTGCCTATTTACAGTGGACTGTGGCCCATGCTTGAAGCCGCAGTGCCCAAGAATTTTCGTGGATACATTCACGGTGACTTGTTGTACACCAGTCAACCCCCCTTGGTAGCTGGCAACTATGTATTTAGACCCAACACCATTCCATATCGCATACCTGCCAACAGTGATGTGGGACGGCGCATTGGCGACAGCGAAGTTGGCGTGGCCATACACACGTACTATCCTGAACCAGGTGCACCAAAACAAGCACTGACTCAGGCACAAGTGGACAAATTACGCAAGGTGCCTGGTTTGTTGTTAATTGAACCAGTAACTGCCAAGGAACCAGTTAAACCAGAATCAGTACAAGTTAAAAATTTAAAAACACTGTTGAGAACACACGGCGCTGCCATTGACGGATTGTTTAATCCTGCAGAACTCAGAGCACTGGAAATTACAGACTTGCCTAAACTGTGTGTGGACTACATCAACAGCCTGGTGGGTGATGAATCTGTGGTAGGCTTTGATCCAAATACCTTGTTGCCAGGGTTTGGTGCTTATTTGCAGAAAAAAGTTTCCGCCAGAAAATACAACAACATCGTGGAATACCTGCAGAGTCCACGCAGTAATTCTGATGGCATAACAGCCGCATTTTCTGCTTTTATCTTGTTGCACAACATCAAAGAAGATCTGCAACAAAAACTGGATCTTCAACATCCAGGGCAAGAAGGCTGGGTGTTTTCCACACCTGCTGGGGTGGCCAAAGCAGTCAATAGATTTGGGTTTAGCCGTGCCAATCGTGCTGTAAACAACCCAGAAACCATGAGCTAAGTCCAGTTTTTTTGTCTCTTTGGTAAATAAAAGTAGACCCAAAGTGGTCACATATAAAGGAGATTTAAAATGGCTTATATTACCCCCGTATCAGGTGGATCACAACCAGTATTTGCAACAGACGTTCTCAACGGACCAGTTGCACAAAACGCAAACATTTCTGCTCAAGGCCCAATTAACTTTGCCGGTCCCAAGTTAGACTTTTTCTCTGTTGTTGCCAATACTGCATTGACAACTTCAGTTGGTGGCGTTAACCAATACGTTGCAAACGTGTTGCAAGCAATTCAACAAACTTCAACAGTTGCCATGTATCAAATTGGACCCACTGCTAGTCAAATGAATTTTGCGATTTTCCCAACAGGCGCTTTTGCCAACACTTCTGTGTTCGTAGCCGCTGTTCAAAGTGCTAACGCTGCGATTGGTGTTCCAACTGCCAACGTCAGCAATGTTGCAACATTCACAAGTCTTGTATCATAATTGATTTTTGATTTGTATTAAAAACCCTGGAATAAACACCCAGGGTTTTTTGTTGACGTTAAATAACATATCATGACAGTTAACAAAATCACAGAACTCACCATATTTGAAAGCCCCGATGGTGGTCGCACAGTGTATGCTCGCCAACCGGGCAGTAGTCGACGAGAACTACACATACAAGATCCCAAACTACAACAAGAGCTTCAAGAACTTGCAAGACAAAAACGCTGGACAGAAATATTTGCTGCCAGACGAGACAATGCGGAACTCAATGTGATGTGTGAAAAATTGGAAATATTTTACGAACTTAGCAAGGTGCCTGAATGAAATTTGCCTGTCAAACTGTGTTTGATTTAACACACACTGGTATAACCGGACATTTTAAAAATACACGAATGCCATTTGTAGATCAAGCTGGCCAATTGATAGACAGTCAAGAATCTTGGAATCGTGCTAGAAATCAACAACGCAATTTAGAAACTATTGTGCAGATACTGAGCCTGCGCACACAAATATTCAACATCACTGATCCAATAAAAGATTACACAGGCACTCGATGGATGTTTGAATTTGAAACAGAAACCGCAGGCGCATTTGGACCTGCGGATGATCCAATTCAGGTACTGCTGATTGATGCAGAGGGTGTGCCCATGTTGCGAGATTTTGATCACGACGAAGTAGATCCTTTTTTAATAACTTCAGGCCCAAAACAAAACATTTGGTTTACTCCTATTGTTATAAATACTCAATAGGAAAAAATCATGGTAGACCCAACTGATATCGAAAAGAAAAGCCTCGAAGCACATGTTGAGTTGTGTGCTGAGCGTTATCGCATGTTGGAGCTCAAAGTAGAGACAGTGGAAAAAGACGTATCAGCAGTCAAAACCATGGTCACAGAAGTGCATGACATGGTGCAGACCATAACCAACAAACGCAATGATCAAATAATTGCTTGGGGTGTGGGCATAATTGGATTTTTAACAGCCACAGTTGGTTGGTTGATATCCCACTACGTTCTGAAATGATCGACACTGAAAAAGCAACACGTTTGTTTCGACGTGAAATTCAGGACATCAGCCCCAATACAATTTGGAAAAATATCAATGGTGTATACCAGGTATTCGGGCACTATCAAATATTCCCCGAAACTGATGGATTTAGAGTGTTTTGTCATGCCACAGAAGTGGGAGTATTTGCTACCACAAGAACAGCACTGAGTTGGTGTATTGCTGACAAATATCGAGCTTACAACACTGCACGTGAGCTATTGACATTGGACAACAAATTAACCAATTTAAAAAATGACATTGCAGTACGAGCCGCTGTGGGAGACCGCAGTCGAGACGCAAATCTACGTGAAACCATATTGGTCAAACTTGAAAACAAAATCATGCAGAAAAAACAGTTAGAAAATGAGTTAACCAAATATGTCAATTGGGCTAAATATTATCAACAAAGAGGATTCAACAATGAAACTGCAAGAACTGGCTCCGGCCAACACATTAAAACATACCGCTAAAGTACTCGAAAGTCACTTTGGCGATCGTTTGAGATTTGACTCAATAACCAAGGCTCAAGCTCGCGGCATGTTAAAGCGTGTGCGCAGTTTGGTAAATGAACATCGCAACACTCCAGAGTTTCACTACAGTGAACAGAATCCCAACTATTTGAAGTTGGTGATGTTGGAAAATGCTCTAGCAGCCAGGGTATCGGAAGTCATGGATCCCAGACAACGAGCTCTGCAAATGACACAACAACAGGCTCAAAAGCGTGATCTTCAAGACGCTATCAAAGCCAAGCAAAAAGAAATAGCTGAGTTGCAAAAACAAATGGTATTGACCAGCCGTACAGTGGCCGCAGAGAATTTCAGAAACCGTCGTCGCGCTTTGAAAGAAAGCGAAATTCAGCAAGCTCAAGTTATCTTGGCTGCTCAAGACATGGTTGATCAAGTGCAAAAAATGAGCGAACAAGTCAGTGCCATGCAATTCAAAGATTTGCCAGCTCTGGTTGATCAAATCAAGAATGAAGTTGGTGTAGATCAAGCCACTCAGTTCAACGGTGATGCCAGTGCTGCCTTGAGCGGGCTGTTGCAAAATCTACAAGGTGCTAGACAACAACTAGAAGCCGCACTGGGTGTGGTAACTGGACAAGCACCCACAGTGCCAGGTATGGATGACCAAACTGATTTAAATGTAGATATCGACGCAGTTGAGCCACCAGCTGAACCAGGTGCAGATCTAGAAGAACCTGATCTCAGCGTTGACGCAAATCTTTCCACACCGGCTGCTAGTTTGGGACGTGGTCGCAGATAATGTTGATACGTGAAGTAGCTGACGTCGACTCACAGAAACTGGCTGCATTAAGCCAGTTTTTGCTTGGGCGTAGCACTGATGAAAATGCCAAAAAACAAATCAGTCAGTCTGCATTTATAAGCCTTGCTCATAGTTTAGGAGTCAACGTCACATCAAATACTTTGGGTGAATTGATTGCTCAAGAACCTCTGAACAATATTTTGGAACCTCTTGACCCCAACTCAGGTGTGATTCGTTTCAAAGGCGACACTGAAGCTCAAACTGGTATGAGTGTAGATCAAGCTCGAGCAGTGGTAGACTCCAATGCCAAAGCAGCCTTGAAACGCCGCCAATAACCAAAACACTTGTAAATACATCTACAAAATGTTATAATACACCAAGGAGTGTAACATGGCCTATTCCCAAAAAGTAATTGATCACTATGAAAATCCACGCAACGTGGGCAAGTTTGAAGTTGATGACTCAATTGGCACAGGCATGGTAGGAGCACCTGCCTGCGGCGATGTTATGAAATTGCAAATCAAAGTCGAAGATGGGATTATTGTAGATGCCAAGTTCAAAACATACGGCTGCGGAAGTGCGATTGCCTCATCCTCTCTTGTTACCGAGTGGGTTAAAGGACGAACGCTTGACGAGGCAGCAGCTCTTAAAAATTCAGAGATTGCTCAAGAACTCGCACTGCCACCAGTCAAGATTCATTGTTCTATTCTTGCTGAAGATGCTATCCGAGCCGCAGTAGAAGACTATCGAAGCAAACATTAAATGATTTTTCAAAATCTCACACCATTAGAAAAAGATTCTACTGTAGAGAAAAAAATTCAATGGTTGAAAACACACAATCATTTTTGTGCCAAGCCTTTTCACACACTGCAATTGGAAATAAATCCCAATGGTCAGCTGATATCTAGCCCATGTTGCAACTATTCTGGTGACATAGGTCTTTCTTCTCTGGACCAACAATTCTCCATAATCAAAGCAGACGTAGCCAATGGCATACCACACAAAAAATGCCACCGATGTTGGGACACCGAAAAATCAAATGATTACTCAGAACGAATTAGAGACTTAATATATTGGCCAGTAGATTCAGTTAATAAATTTTTAAACACTGCCCAGGTATCTGAATTTAATATAGGCATCAAGTTTAGTAATTTTTGTAACTTGGCCTGCAGAAGTTGTGGCCCACTACTCAGCAGCACTTATGCTCAGATCAAAAATCAATCAGTTCCGTTGGCTGTATCAACGGATATCAGTGAAGATTCAACAACCTGGCCAGAAATATTAGACTACACAAAAAAACTAACTGAAACATATGAATTGGTCAGAGTAGGATTGATTGGCGGAGAAACTATGTTACAGAGAGGTGCAGAACAATACATTGATTATCTAGCGTCTTTGCCCAATTCAAATAATGTAGTTATAGCATTGACTTCTAATTTTACCACACTCAATGACAAATTATTCAAGCAAATTAGTCATTTTAGAAGATTTGATTTGACTGCCAGCATTGACAGCGTTGGCCCTAACTATCATTATGTACGTTGGCCAGCACAATTTTCAAAGATACAACAAAACATTGACAATTATATTGAAATACGAAAAAACACTCTCACATTGACCACATTTACTATTGCGTCGGTGTGGTCATTGAATAATATCTTTTATATCAATGAATATCTTGATTTTTTACTGGATTGCCTGAAAAAACAGCCAGATTTGATAGTGCATATTTTACACCTTGATAGACCACCTCCTATTGCAATAGAAAATCTTCCGGTGAAATATCGATCAGCATTGTTATCATACATACAGTCAGCTTTGGCTCATCCGGTGATCAATTATGCAAATGCATTGCCAATGAAAATATTCCTTGAAGGTGTAGAAAGTTTTTTAAACAGCACTGTTGTAGTGCAAGACTTATTTGATAATTTTTTAAAATTCACAGCCGACTTTGACCGCCGTACAAATTGCGAATTTGAAAAATTCAATTCAAGATTTTATCAAATACTGTCAGATGTTGATCAGAATACATACAAAAATTATTTGCTATGATCTCATTAACCGACGCTGCCAAAAATAAAATTCAAAAACTAGTTGAACTCAAAGGCTATGCTGGCATACGACTAGGAGTTAAAACCACTGGTTGCTCTGGCTTGGCTTATGTGTTAGAATATGTCAAAGAATACATACCTGACCCTGCCACAATAAACTATGCGCAAGATTCATTTTGTGTGCTAGTAGATAAAAAACATGACGTATATTTGTCGGGCACACAGATAGACTATGTACGCCAAGGCCTCAACGAAGGCTTTGAATTTACCAACCCCAATGAACGTGACCGCTGTGGTTGCGGAGAAAGTTTTAGAGTTTAATGTTAAATCCTCGTTTTGATTATCAACCTGTACCACGTGTCACAATTGATGGCAAGCGGTACTACGCTACACCTGATGGCAACAAACTGCCTAGTGTCACAACCATACTTGACAAAACCAAGAGTGAGGAAAGCAAAAAGGCCTTGCAAAACTGGCGTGCTAGAGTAGGCACCGAACAAGCGCAGGCCATCACAACAGAAGCAGCCAACCGTGGCACACGCATGCACACTTATCTTGAACAGTATGTCAAAGAAGGTGCAATCAAAGAACGTGGATCTAATCCATTCTCCTGGGCGTCACACGCTATGGCACACAAAGTTGTAGAACACGGTCTTAAAAATGTCAGCGAGTTCTGGGGTATCGAAGTGCCGTTGTATTTTCCTAAAATTTATGCAGGCACCACAGATGGTGCAGGTATACACTTGAACGAAGAAGCTATCCTGGACTACAAGCAAACCAACAAGCCCAAAAAGCGCGAGTGGATTGACGATTACTTTGTGCAGTTGTGTGCATACGCAGAAGCCCACAACGAACTGCATGGCACAAAGATTCGAAAAGGCGTAGTTTTGATGTGTGTCAAACCTGCCTTAGACGAACAAATGAACATGATCACACAGCCTGAATATCAGGAATTTGTGCTGGAAGGCGCAGAATTTGAAAAATATCGTAGTCTATGGTGGAAAAAGGTTGAACAGTATTACTTGCTAAATATGTGATATCTCAAGGACTGAAAAGTGGCCATTGTACAAATATCACAGATTACGAACCGCAAAGGTTTACAAGAAAACTTACCACAATTAGCTGGTGCAGAATTAGGCTGGAGCATTGATGAACGCAGATTGTTCATTGGCAACGGTACATTGGAAGAAGGTGCACCTGTAATTGGCAACACTGAGATACTAACAGAATTCAGCAACATTTTTGATTTTAGCACGGTGTATACCTATCAAGGCGCAGCCGCAGGATACACAGTACAAACTGGACCCACACCTGGCACACCTGTGTCACAAAGTTTGCAGTCCTGGTTGGATCAATTTGCCACTGTCAAAGACTTTGGCGCAGTGGGCGATGGCATCACTGATGACACAGACGCTATCAATCGTGCTCTGTATCAAATTTATTGCAGAGAAGTCAACCCACAGATTCGACGCAGTTTGTTTTTTCCAGCTGGTGTGTACCTTGTTCGTGAAAGCATATTGATACCACCATTTGCCACATTGTATGGCGAAGGCATTGACAACACTATTATACGACTAAGCAGTTCAGAAGGTGACAGCACTTTGGTTGACTATGTGGCTCGTACCTGTGACAGCTTGCAACAGATTGGCGCCAACATTGGCAACAATGGTGCCATTACTCCGCAGTATGTGACCATCAGCAACATGTCATTTGACAATCTTGACACTGACAATTCAATATTTTTAGTTCAAGACGCAACAAATTGTCGGTTCCAAAACACAGGATTCTCGGGACCATTGACCACTGCATCTTTGACCTCCGAAGGCAATGCAACCAAGGCATTGGATTTTGCCAGCACTTCTAGTCTGGTCTGCGAACAAATTGTGTTTGACGGTTGTAAATTCAGTGGAACAACCTGGGCAATCAATACCGACCAACAAGTCAAAGGTGTGACAATAACCAATTCCATGTTTGACACCCTGTACAAAGGCATACTGTTGGGCACCGATACAGTGGTCAATGGTGGTGCCACCGGATTTAGAATCACCAACAACTTGTTTGACAACATCTACGCCGAAGGTATTGTGTTTGGTGATGTCAGTTTAAATGCATCTGGAAAAAATATATTTTATGATGTGGGCAATCACTTTGCTGGAACAACCAATCCGGCTACAGTGGTGATTGACATACAGTCAGCCAACAATCTCAGCATCAGTGATTTGTTTGAACGAGCCGACGATTATGCCACAACTTATGTTAGAGTTAACTTAAATAACACTGCCAGCATTGCCACCACAAATGGCAAACAATTGGCCCTGGGAAATTACACACGTGAGAGCGGACTGCAAAGTACATTGGTTAATAATGATACTAACACGGTATTCACCATTGACACCACCAGTGTACACGCATTTACAGTTAACTATACCATTGTTAGAAATACCACATACCGAACAGGCACTATATTGGTATCTTCAACTTCGTTGACATACTCTGATGATTACGTAGAAAATGCAAACACTGGCATTGGATTATCTTTCAGTCAAGCTGGCAGCAATGTCAGCATGGATTATACTGCTACCAACACCGGCGTCAACGGCGTTATAACATATTCAATTAACTATCTAGCTTGACCTGGCCTGCTACATTTAGTGCTCGTCTTGACAGCTGGAATCAACTTCGACAAAGCTGTCAACTTGTTTCACCTGAACTGGCTGTGGTGACCATTAACCAATGGTGGTTCCGAGCTCCTTGGTCTGCATACCATTTGCACTGGGATGATCAAGCAAACTGGCCAGATCCTTGGGAATTATTAAGTGATAATATCTACTGCCCGGTTGCTCGCGGCCTGGGAATACTGTATACTATAACACTGTTGGATCGTGCAGATTTGCAGGATGCCTCTATGGTCGAGTATTTAGGAGACAATTTAGTCCTTGTGAGCAATGAGAAATATATATTGAATTGGGATCCTGATCAAGTGTTAAATATCAGCCTGGGTCAATCAAAACCCAGACGGCGTGTCGGTCAAGAAGAAATAAAACAAAAAATTCGTTAGGATGAGATGAAAAGCATTACAGTTGTAAAGCGCAGTGGCCTTCGTGAGCCATTGCAAATCGAAAAATGGCAAGCACAAGTGGCCAAGGTGTGTGCCGGAATAGCTGACGTAAGTCAGAGTATGATAGAAATCAAAGCACAGTTGCACTTTTATGACGGTATTACTACCAAGGAAATTGACGGTATTACCCTACGTGCCATTGTGGACCTGATTGACGTGGAGTCTAACCCAGATGTGGGACACACCAATTATCAGTATGTGGCAGGCAAGCAACGTTTATCAATGTTGCGCAAAGATGTATACGGTTCCTACGATCCTCCCCACTTGTATGAGATTGTGAAGACCAATGTGGCCACTGGCCTGTACACTCCTGAACTGCTGGAATGGTATTCAGAGGATGACTGGAATCGCATGAATGACATGATTGATCATGCCAAGGATGAAAGTTACAGTTATGCCGCAGTAGAGCAGTTGATTGAGAAATATCTAGTAAAGAACCGTAGCACAGGACAAACATATGAAACTCCGCAAGTTAGATACATGGTGGCAGCTGCCACAGTTTTCCATAAAGAAGAACCTAACACAGCTCGCATACGGTATATCAAAGAGTATTACACTGCGGCAAGCGATGGGTTATTCACTCTTGCTACTCCTGTGCTCGCTGGCCTCGGTACTCCTACTAAACAATTCTCAAGTTGTGTTCTCATCAGATCAGACGATGACCTTGATAGTATATTTGCCAGTGGTGAGATGATGGCCAAGTATGCCAGCAAACGTGCTGGCATTGGCCTGGAGATAGGACGTCTACGCCCACTGGGTTCGCCCATTCGCGGTGGCGAAATCATGCACACAGGTATGATTCCATTCTTGAAAAAGTGGTTTGGCGACCTGCGTAGTTGCAGTCAAGGTGGCATTCGTAATGCGTCAGCCACAGTGTTCTATCCCATATGGCATCATCAGTTTGATGACCTTATTGTGCTTAAAAATAACCAAGGCACTGAAGAAACACGAGTCCGTCACATGGACTACGGTGTTGTGCTTTCCGCCTTCTTCTGGAGACGTTTTAAGAACAAGGAGAACATCACATTCTTTGATCCCAACCAAGTGCCTGACTTGTATGAGGCCTTCTATCAAAACACTGAACGGTTTGAAGAACTGTATGTTAAGTACGAAAAGGACAGCACACTGCGCAAGAAAACAATGAACGCAGAAGATGTATTCAAGTCAGGCATATTAAAAGAGCGTACAGACACTGGCCGCATTTATCTTGTGTTCATTGACAATGTCATGAACCAAGGTCCATTCAATCCTGAATATCATACCATTTACCAGAGTAACCTTTGCTGTGAAATACTTCTTCCTACTAAGCCCTTTAAACGTTTGGATGACGATACTGGTCGCATCGCTCTTTGCACACTGGGATCAATCAACTGGGGTGCGTTCCGTCATCCAGAAGACATGCGTCGTGCTTGTCGCATTCTTCAGCGTAGCCTGTGTAACATACTGGATTATCAAGATTTTCTCTCCATCCAGTCTCAACTGAGCAATGACGAGATTCAACCACTAGGTATTGGCATTACCAATCTTGCCTACTGGCATGCCAAGCGTGGACTAGAGTACGGAGAGAAGGATGCCTTGGCAGAAGTCAAGTCATGGATGGAACATCAAGCCTACTACTTGACCGAAGCCACTGTGGAACTGGCCCGTGAACGTGGACCATGTTTGGATAGTTCAAAGACACGTTATGGACAAGGCGAGTTTCCCTGGGAACGCAGAGCACCAGGTGTAAATGAACTCGTAGACTTCGCACCTGAACTAGATTGGGAACCTTTGAGAAAGGAAATGAAACAACATGGAGTTAGAAACGCTACTCTTATGGCTGTTGCTCCTGTGGAGTCAAGCTCTGTTGTTATTAACAGTACTAACGGTATTGAAATGCCTATGAGTTTGATCTCTGTTAAGGAAAGCAAAGCAGGTAGTTTGACACAAGTAGTTCCTGAGTATCATAAATTAAAAAATCGATATCAATTGATGTGGGCACAAAAAGATTGTGTGGGTTACTTGAAAACAGCCGCTGTGTTGGCAGCATATATTGATCAAAGTATCAGTACCAATACATTCTACAACCCTGCACACTTTGCAGATCGCAAAGTACCTACCACACTGATTGCTAAAAATTTAATGCAAGCACATCACTGGGGGATCAAGACATTTTATTATAGTCTAATCAACAAGCAAGGGGCCAAGGCAGCCAAAGAAGAAGCACCACTGGCGGCCATTGACTTTGACGATGTAGAAGACTGCGAGTCATGTAAATTGTAAAACAAAATGAAAACACATCCATACCACCGAGAATTAAGCAGGTCAAAAATTGAATTAAATTAATATGATACAATTTGTTACTGACCTAGACAACTATGCTGAAGAATCTTTTGAATTTTTACAAAAATTAATCAAATTATCCAGCGAACAAGTTGTCATGAATCAGACCATGATCGATGTTGGAGCCAATCGAGGTGATACTACCAAAATGATGATTGGTCACGCTGATCAGGTCATCGCCATCGATGCTCATCCAGACTGGTTAAACCATTTTGAATTATTGGATCATCCTTCGATAATCACACACAATGTTGCCTGTTATTCGAAAAATGTACAAAAAAAATTCATTGCAAAAAATCAATTAAACGGACATGGATTTATAGGACTCAGTCCGGTGGCTGAAAGGTTAGACATAAAAAATCTTCAAAAGTTTGTGGTGGATTGTGTTACATTAGATGCGTTGATACAAGTAAAAAAAGACAATTGTATTTCCTTTATTAAAATTGATGCCGAAAGTTCAGACTTTGAAATTATACTGGGAGCCGAGCAGTTGATTGCGGAGCATCGTCCATGGATGTATTTTGAATTTAGTGGACAAATTTTTGAAAAAGCACACGGACATACTCGTCGTGATTTTTTTGATTTTTTTACAAGACATAATTACACATTGAGGTCAGTGGGATTAGGTCTAACCGAAGAAGAAATCTTAAAACGTTGGGACTCTCGAACTGTGGGACTAGCAGATTTGATAGCCATACCAACGGAATGTGTAAATGTTTTATATAATTAAAAAGGATTCAAATGTCACAAGCGCAATATAACCTATCAACAAAAACAAATTATTTGAGTCGCAAGATGTTTCTTGACCCAGCAGGTCCTGTAACTATTCAACGCTTTGAAGAAGTCAAGTACAACAAACTTGTGAAGTTTGAACAAGAGGCACGTGGCTTCTTCTGGATTCCAGAAGAAATTTCATTAACCAAAGATGCCAACGACTTCAAGGACGCCAGTGATACTGTGAAACATATCTTTACCAGTAACTTACTACGTCAAACAGCATTAGACAGTTTACAAGGACGTGGCCCAGCACAGGTGTTTACTCCTGTTGTAGGTATTCCTGAACTGGAAGCACTAATGTACAACTGGAGTTTCTTTGAAACCAACATTCACAGTAGAAGTTACAGCCACATCATTCGCAACATCTACAACGTGCCCAAGGATGTGTTCAACACCATTCACGACACACAGGAAATTGTTGACATGGCGTCAAGTGTTGGCAAGTACTATGATAAGCTACATGAGTTGAATTGCTTTAAAGAGATTAATCCAGAAACTGTGAGTGAAAAAAGCCACATCCGGGCAATCTGGATGGCACTCAACGCCAGTTATGCCCTGGAGGCATTCCGCTTCATGGTTTCATTTGCCACAAGCCTAGCCATGGTAGAGAACCGTATCTTTATTGGCAACGGCAACATCATCAGTTTGATCCTGCAAGACGAAATCCTGCACCGGGATTGGACTGCCTGGATGATCAATCAAGTTGTCAAAGAAGATCCTCGCTTTGCTGTTGCCAAAGCAGAATGTGAAGTTGAAGTATACCAGTTGTACCTGGATGTGATCCGTGAAGAAAAAGCCTGGGCTGACTACTTGTTCCAGAAAGGTCCTGTGATTGGACTCAATGCACCAATTCTCAAAGACTTTGTGGACTACACAGCAGTGGGCGCACTCAAAGATATTGGCATCAAGTACCTGGAGCCTGCGCCACGTAGCACGCCTATTCCCTGGTTCATGAAACATGTGGACACGTCAAAGAAACAAACTGCACTGCAGGAGAATGAATCAACTAACTATGTTATCGGCGTGATGAGTGATCAACTTGACTACGACGAATTACCAGATTTATAAGGAAAACACATGAACGAAAACGCATGGTATCGGGACGGACAGGCCTGGGTCAAAGATTATAAGAAAATCAAAGACATTGCAGAGCCAGTGTCAGATACCACAATTCGAGAGTCAATTCGAAAGTCTGAGGACTTTCGTAACATACGCGATGTGATGCGAAAGTTTGAACGCATTGAAGAAAAAAATCGCTGTCTACGAGTGCAATTTTTAGACTGGTTGTCAGTGAAAATGCACGTCTGGGCAGATGGTGTCAAAGCCATGTCGGATCGTATTGATTCACCATGCATTATCAAAATAGAACCCAAAAGGAAAACAAAATGAAAGCAATAGTATGGTCCAAGGACCAGTGTGCCTTCTGCGAACAAGCCAAAGGCTTGTTGGAGATGAAAGGCATAGAATATGAAGTGCGCAACATCAGTCAAGATTGGACTCGCGAACAATTATTAGAAGCAGTACCAACTGCCAGATCAGTACCACAGATCTTTTTAGATGAAGAATATGTGGGTGGATTCAACGAACTTAGAAAGAAACTAAATGACAATTGAAGCAGGAACAACATACACCTTACGCATGTGCTATGGTGAAGAAATCGTGACCAAAATAGTGCAAGAAACTGCAGACACGTATATTTTTAGCAGACCTTTGGCAGTAGTGCCGGGCAATCAAGGCATACAATTGATGAACAGTTTGTTCACGGCTGATCCAGAGAAAAATGTCAAGGTAAATAAAAACAGCGTGTCAATGATTGCTACCGCCAGAGAAGACGTGGCTGACAGCTATATAGAAGCCACAACAGGTATCAAACCTGTGCGCAATCAAATAATAATGGGATAACACATGCCAGGAGCTCAACGTCAAGGTGACTTTAACATGAAAGGTGGATTGATCATGGGCGGAGTCAGCTCAGTGATCATCAATGGTCGTCCGGCTGCCACACCAGGTCTAGGTGTGAGTCCGCATCCTTGCTGTGGTAGTCCAAAATGCAATCCCTTGCATTGCTTTTGCCTTACCATGGGTGGCAGTAGCAGTGTGCGAGTTGGGGGTAGCCCACTGTTGTTAAACGGTGCCAAAGACATGTGTGGAGATGGTCGCATGTTTGGCAGTTCGGATGTCATAGCAAGATAATGTCAACAATTGGAATTGTCAGCAGTGTAAACCTCATTGCCGGAGCAGGCATCTTGGGCAATGTGGGCGGAACCGCACTGGCAGTCAGCACAGCATTGACCAACAGTATTTCGTCTTACTCCTCAGTGCCTGTGGTCTCACAGTTTGCTGATATTGTCAGTAGCGGTATTGCTGCCACCGGCAACGCTGTGGTCACGGTGAACGTCGTGGCCAGCACCTTTCCGGCATTGACTGATGCAATACCCACTGCATATCAAAGCAGTCTTGGCAGTGCTTCGTTGACATCAACAGTTTCTACTGAAGCCAACAATATTTTTGGCAACGGTGATCTTGGTAAATTTGAACAGGTACTGGGAGCCGCGCAGGCCCTAGTCAGTCAAACCAACCAATTGATAAATTCATCAGTGAATGCTGCCAAGCCAACCAATACCATTGCATACACCACACAAGACAATCTGATCACTGGTGGTTTCAGCAGTGTGACCCAGGCATTCTCTGCATTTGGTAAAGATTTAGCACATCTAGGACAGGCCATTGATCTCAAAGATCTCAACAATTTAGGCAGTCCAGTGGCATTGCTGAGACAAATCAACACATTGTCGGGCAATTGGCCCGAATTGAATAACAAACTCCTGGCAGCCGGTCTGCCGCAATATGCTGTGGAAGATCCTGAAACAGCAACCTTCACTGACTCACAACAAAGAATTATCTATTTGGCCATGACAGAAATCACTGGGAATACCTTGGCACAAATATTGAAAATTTTAAAAGTGACCACAGCAGGAATTCAAAATCTAGCTGAACTGTTGAACCCAGTTAAAATTTTCCCCAACAGTTTCAACACACTGACCATGCCCACTAAAAATGGTCTGCGTGGAATCTACATCAACTCTACGGGTGCAATAAACACTGGACTGGCCACACAGTTGCCTGCCAATATTTTATCTTCTTACGCACAATTACGCCAAATCATTCCAGCTGATCAGGCACTGGCCAACAAAGCTCTGCAAAACGGCCTTGAGCAAATCAAAACTATATTTGATGCTGCTTTGCCAGCATTGGCCTCTGCCAGTGTCAATTTAGAAAGCAATGTGGGTCTCAATGCAATCAACGCATTGACTCAGCCCCTACCAGCCAATGTGTTGGCCTACTTCACTGAGACATTGGCCTACGGTACTGGGCCCAATGGTACACTGTTGTTAACTGACGTAATTGGCAGTGTTGTGGGATGGGATATCAACGATCAACTTGCTAACACAGCAACCATACTGAATACCATGACCAGTGAGGGAGATTTTGTAGCTTTGACCAATGGATCCACTGGAGTGTATACCATCATGACCAACACCATCAATGGTGATTACACGTCTTCAGTACCGTTCCCAGGCTCCGGATTCAATACCACTATACCCTCAGGCAAACCCGGTGCAGGGTCATATTATGGAAACACTGCCAACGCTTCCATTGGCAATGCATTCAGCAGTGGACTCAACCCTGCCATGGTCAGTATTGTGGGGACCATAGTGGCGGCCAACCCCACACAAGTGGCCAACACCACAGCATATTTCAATACCATTGGTGCTCAATTGACTCGTGAAAAAAATAATTTGGCAGCAGCCGACACAGTGTTTGCTAACTTACAACCAGGCATCACACCTTGGGGACTGGTGTATGGATTGAACTCTTATGGCCTGGACACAGTAAAAGGTGGTGCAGCCTATATATTCGACAACATTGCAGTGACTGCCAACATCAGCGGGCAAGCTGTGATCAGTACCATGCGTGAGGCAAGAAATCAGGCCAGACTCAATGCCATTGGTATTGGCACAGATATCACCATCAGTCAAGTCACTGCTGAACCACAGGCCAATTTGGGCACTACACAATACACAGTGTCGCAGGCTACCAGTCAAAAAATTCTTTAAATAAGTAGTACTCTAGTAGTACTTGACCAAAAATACCCAGTGTGCTATAATAACAGCATGAATCGGGTAAACCAAATTAAACACAAAGTATTACAGGCATACTATCGTACTAAGTTTACGATAGCAGAACTGCTGGTGATTGCAGTGCTCACAATTTGGTTGACCAAAAATTCCGTTTTGTATATAATAGAGTTATTGTAGTAAAAAGGAGCCAAGATGTTTTACATTGTTTCAAGAGGTACTGGACTTATTGTGTCAGATGGTCCCAACACGACCCGTGCATACAAAACTTTCGGTGCCGCTCGTGCAACACGAACACGCCTGTGCAACAAAGCAGGATGGTCAGCGGATCAGCTCAGCATTGTGGACACCAAGCACTACAAACCTAAGATGGTTGAACGCACCAACATCATGACTGGTGAGAAGTTTGAGGAAGATGTCAACACACCGTACTTCTGCTCGCCCAGTTCAGAATCATTCTGGAGCATGTAATACTTGAGTATTACTGTTTTGGCGGTTGACCAATAATTGCCAAAATGCTATAATATGGACATATTGTAACAAAAGGAGCCTGAGATGACATACGCAACAATTCAAGAAGTCAACACTTCTATCATGTTCAGCAATTTTACAAACGAACAGCTCAACAGCATTGTCAGTGCTGTGCAGTATGCTCGCACTCAACTTGGAAAAGAAAAAATTCGCTCGTTTAGCAAAGGTGATGCTGTAAAGTTCCACAGCGTCAAACGTGGTGTCACAATGACTGGTACTGTGAGCAAGGTTGCTATCAAGTATGTCACAGTGGCAACTCAGCAAGGCCTGTGGAAGGTGCCTGCTAACATGTTGGAGGCAGCATAATGAACGAATGGGTACTACTCATTGCCATGCTCAGTCCTGGCGGCGACTTCATCAACAAAGTGCCAGTGACCATGCCCACCAAAACTGCTTGTGAGCGAGCAATCAAAACTTTGCCCAAAAAAGGCGAGCACCCAATGGGAGTGCAGTATCGAGGCCTGTGTGTTACAATGGCACACTGGACAGGTACTGCACCAATGAAAAATGTTCCACTTGATTGACGGAGAGAAACAATGAAACGTTTTAGAGATCCCAAGTTCTTTGAAGCATTTGTGATATTTTTTATCATACAGCCCCTGCTGTTCTTTGGAGCCATGTTCGTTTTTTTCTACGCAGTGTATAAAAGCATTTGGGGGTAACATGGGACTTGACATGTACGCATACGTGGCCTCCAAGGCAGGCCAGCAAGACGAATTTTACCAAGGCGCAGAGTGGGATAATGATCTCAAAGAGCATCGCAATCCCAATGTCAATAAACCACGTCAACTGGCTTACTGGCGCAAACACCCCAACCTGCATGGCTGGATGGCCGAACTGTGGATGGTGCGTGAAACTGGTGGCGAAGGCGATACTGACAAGTTCAACGGCGTTGAACTAGAGCTCACTGCCAAGGACTTAGATGACTTAGAAGCAGTGATAAAGGCCCGTGAATTGCCATCAACGTCAGGATTCTTTTTTGGTACTGATGCAGATGATTATTACTACGACAGTGATTTGAAATTCGTCCAAGAGGCCCGAGCAGAACTGTTCTTTGGCTTGAAAGTATTCTATAACTCTTCATGGTAAACCTGTAAATATATGAATGACATCGACTTCTCACACAAACAATTCAACGGTATCACTGTGGCAGCCGATTGGATAAGGGATCTTGAAAGGTCAGACAGTCGCTTGCACAAAGAACGTGTGATCGAAAAAGCCTTGATGGCGGCAAAACTGGGCAGTGCCAATGCACAGTGTTTTTTGTTCAACTGCTATCAAGCCTACAATCCTTACTACACATTCCATGTCCGGCAGGTGCCCGAGAGTGAAGGCATTGAACATGCGCCTAATCCTTGGCCTGTGTTCTGGGGCTTGTTGGAAGGCCTACGCACACGATCAATCACTGGACACCGTGCTAGAGATGCCATTGCAGAAACAATGAAGCAGTTTGATTCTCTTGAGTGGAACAATCTCTGCAGACGTGTGCTGATCAAAGACCTGCGCTGTGGT